GCCGAGCCAGTCTCGACCGACGTCAGTTCCTTTCCCTCGGCCCCACCTTCCGTGAGGTCGTCGAGATCGACACCGATGCACGCGAGGGCGAGCTTCGAGAGGTTGCTCGGATCGAGGCTATCGAGTTCCGACGGGAACTCGCCGCCCATCGCGTACTTGATAATGCGATACGCGCCGTCGATTGAAAACGCCGATCGAACGATCACGCTCGAAAGACCGACTTCCTTCCGATGCGCACGCAACCGCTCGAGACGATCCTCGGAAGGAACGCCGGCGTCTTCTAGATCCTGGACGAGCTCGCGACGCTCGGCTTCGTGCCGAAGGGCCGCGAGGTCGATGATCTGTTGCACCTTCAATCGAGGCACGAGGATTGTGCCGTCGCCGACTGGTACTGCGATCGGTTCCATGTTCTCTCCTTACTTCTGAACGATGCCGAAGCCGGCGACCTGCGTCGTCTTTTCGGCTTTTTCCGCCTCGACACGATCGAGGACGGTCTCATCGAAGATTTTCGCGTGACGCTTGGCACGCTCAATCGCCTGCTGCTCGTCGAGCCTTCCAGGAGACACTCTGACGACGCGGTCCGTCCCGTCAATGAAGACGAGACGGACGCGCCAATCGCTCGAGGTCGGCGTGAGGATGCCAGCCTGCCAGAGCTGGTCACGAGATCGGATCAAGGAGTCTCGTCCCAGGTCAGCGTCGGGCTCGTGTCGTTGAGCTCAAAGTTGAACGTCACGGTCGAGTCGCCGTCATTGGTCACACCGAACGCGACCGATCCGAATACCGCGTCAAACGCGAGCGATGTTCCGCTCGTGATGTTCAGCGTCAGAGCGGCACCAGCAGCACTCGATCCGATGCCGAATGCACTGGTCGTGCTTGCGTTGTCTTCCGGAACGCCGCCGGCGGATCCGGTGATGTCGAGGACACCACTCGCGCGACGCTGGTGGCCTGCATCGCCGAAGCCAGTCACGACCTGAGTCGCTCGAGTCAGCGTCGCCGACCAGGTGTTGATCTGAGCCTTGTAGCCGGTCGGCATAGTCACCGATCCGTCGCTTCCGATTGCGTACGTCATGAGTGGTCCTCGTCAGGAAGTAGTCGTCGCGACCAGTTGGAAAGTCGAATCGACGCGGAAGTATTCGCCCTCGGCGATCGGCGTCCCGCGAGTCACGCCGCGAATGTACCCTCGATCGTGCCCGGTCACCGTCACCGATTGCTGATCCATCAGGTCGAAGACCTTCCGATCGAGATCCGTCGCCGCGTCCGGTCCGGCCTCGACCTTGGAAAAGCTCGTGACCGTGAAGATCGCCGTCGATCGGACGATGCCAGAGAAGAACCGCTCGGTATCGACCGAATCCATCGAGTAGACGACGAGCGGCAGCGTGCTCGACGCCGGAGCCTCGACCGCGTATATGCGATCCGTGACCGCCGTCCGGACTGGGTTCGTGCTGCTGCCAGTGTCAGCGTTGAGCCGAGAGTAGAAGCCTCGCATCAGGTAGTTGCTCATGCGATCCCCTTGATCTTGTTCGCGAGGCTTTTCCGAACTCGGTTCTCGACCTTTGCAATTTCTCGGTCGACCCGTCCTCTCAACTCTTTATCCAGGAACGTCGGAACAAAGAACGGGCGAGCGGCCAGCTTGCTAGCCTTGGTTTTCGGGAGCTTGTCGGCGAGTCGATGGTTGCGAGAAACAAAACGAGGAACGCCGAACAAAACAAAATACGGCTGACCGCCTGGAAGATCTGCGCCATATTCAAGCCAGTTAGCATACGGCACATTTGTTCCAAGCGACAGTCGGTAAATCGGACCGACCCTCGTTGCCGCCGTCGTGACGAATGATCGGCCGAGTGTTCCGGTACGCTTGTGCGGCGGATTGCCAGGAGACGACACCGGAGGAGATGCAGATCTATTCAGCTTCTTCTTCAGCTCGCCCTGATAGAACGTCACGACGCGATTCAGGAGGTGCGTCATGTTCTCCTTCATCGCATCGGATACGTCCTTCTGTCGAAGGTTGTGCTTGCTCGCCATTAGCCGAAGACCTCCGTCGCCTCGACGATCGTATAGCAGAGAGCGTCGGAGATCGGCCGCTCGTCAGGGACACGGACCGAGGAGATCTCGAAGGTGACCGAGCCGTAGGTGATCCGGTCGCGGACGCGAACCGTCGGACGGCCCTCGAAGTAGATCGTCGCGACCTGCGTAGATCGCTCGGCACCGGCTGCCACGGCGTCGGAGTTCGCCCGGACCTGGACATATCCGGTGATTGTCTCGACGGTGCTCCACGCCTCGATGCGACCGCCGCTCGAGTCGAGCGTGTCGGTCGCCTTCCGACGGATCGAGACCGTCTGGCCGAAGCGAGAGACCAGCGAGGCGACCGTCATCGAATCTCCCGATAGCCTGCGAGCTTGCCCATCCGGCCTTCGAGCAGCTCCGCGACGCCGGCCTGCGTGTAGTTGTAATCGCCGAGGCTCTCGCTCGTGATCGTCTTATCCTGCTTCCGCTCGCGATAGAGGTCGGCCGCGATCTCGATGCACACCTGCTCGAGGTCCGCCGGCACCGTCTCAAAGCCTGCCGTGTACTGGACAAACACCGGATAGAAGCCGCCCGGGAATCGATTCGCCGACGCGTTGTCCGATCGGATGCCCGGAAAGCGATCTGCGATGATGTGGACGAGCCCGGTGTCGTAGTCGACCCGGTACTCGGAAACGTTGTCTCGCGGGTACTCGAAGTTGCACGGAGCGTCGATCACGCCTCGACCGCCAAACCGATAGAGGCTCGCGGTCAGTGCGTTCTCGGTAAGCGTCGCAGTCCAGCCGTTGGCGGAGAGGTTGATGTAGTTCACGAGCTGCCGCGTGCTCGGATAGTCCGAGATCGTCAACTCGATCAGCTCGGTCGTGCCGGCATAGACAACCTTCCGGAGACGGATCTTCGTGCCGTTGTTTTCGACGGTCGCGATCACGTCGGTCGATGCTGTGTCGCTCGAGATCGTCATCGAGATCGCCGACCCGTAGGAGATCGTGTCGATCGAGACGATCGGATAGTTGTCGACCGTGAAGGTACGCTCGCCGGACGGCATGCACCACTCAGAGAACGTGCGAGCCTTCAGCTTGCGGTCGCAGTGGCTTTCGATGATGGCGGTCGCTCGGTCGATCGCATCCTCAAGCAGGACGTCATCATCGACGGACGTGATGCCAATCCAGTTCTTGAGATTCGAGAGCGTCGTGAGAGCGTAGGTATCGACCGCCATGCGGTTCCCTTCTGTAGCCTTCGGGCGGACGGGAGCCGAAGCCCCCGCCCGCCCTCAGAAAGGAGAAAGAGTCAGGCGCGGATTCGGAAGTCGGCACCGCCGGCGGTGGTGTCCGTCGCCGCCTCTCCAGCACGGGAGAGAATCACGACCGACGAGAGCTCGGTCGCAGTCGCACCGGCGGTCGCAACCACCTTGATGTACCGCTTGCGAGCCTTGAGATCGATCTCGAAGATGACGCTTTCGTCGTTGTCGAAGTCGGCAAGCGCATTGGTCGTGCCATCGACATCGGCATCAGTGAACGAGACCAGATCGGTCGCGTCGCTGAGGTTGGAAGCGTCGCCTTCCTGGACCTTGAGAGCAGTGAGGGCCGCAGCGGTCGGACCCTCGCCAGCGACGACGATGACCGTCGCGTAGTCATAGCCAACGGTGTCAACGGTGCCAGTCCCGAGGCTGGCTGCGTTGACCGAGTCGCAGACAGCGTCGGCGACCTTGATGTTCTGAGCAGCAATCATTGGTAATCCCTTTCAGGGGAGGCCCGGCGAACCGGACCTCCCCGGAGTCATCGAGGAGATCAGGCGAGGAGACCGACGATCGGACCGGTGGTCGAGCTGTCGCCGGCGTCGTGAACGTTGATGTCGAACCGCTCGGTGCCACGGATCGCGAGCTCGTCCTGCTCGAAAGCGTTCAGAGCCGAATCGCTGATCTGGATCGTGGTCTGACGACGGTCGCCGAACGACGCGGCGAGGGTGAGATCGCCGAAGAGGGCGACGATCTTGTCGGCAGTGTACGAGGACCGCATCACCTGAGTGAAGACGACCGGATAGCCGAAGAGCGTCGGCTGACCGGCATAGCCGTCCTTGATCTCGCGAGCCGAAGTTCCGCCGGCCGAGGTGAGAGCCGCCTCGAACGCACCATGCCACACGGCCTTGTGCATGTAGAACTTCGCGTTCGGAGTGTCAGCGTACGCCGGCAGGAGGCCCATGAACGCACCGATGTTGTCAAGCGACAGATCAGCGAAGCTCGAGGACAGAGCCGAGTCGTAGTACTGCACGGCGGTCGTGCCGTTCTCGATGATGTCCACGACGCCTTGGATGCCGCCGTAGGTCGAGGTGCCGGTACCGATGAATCCGCACTCGTCTTCCTTCTTGGCGAAGGCGTAGGCGATCTCGCCCGCGACGTCGTCGGCCAGGTTGACGAAGGCGTCCTCGTTCAGCTCGTTCGAGACGGTGGTCAGGACCATCGCCTTCTTCGCGACGAGCAGGACCGACTCGAAGGTCTGAGTCGACTCGGTGCCGGCGGTCGCCTCACCGACGAAGCTCGCCGAGAGAGTCGCCGAACGACGCGGGACGCGGAGGGTATCGCTCGACATCGGACGGACGCGAGCCTCGCGACGGAAGACACCGTACTGCTCGCGAAGCGAGATCAGCTCGGTCTCGAACTCGTCGGGGACGAGGAAGCCGCCGGCCGAGTTCACGCCCTCGGTGTGAGCCTTGACCTCGATGCCGTGACGATCGCAGAACGCGAGGCTCTTGCGGTTGCCCTTGGAAGCGAGGAGCCAGTGACCGAATCGGAGAGCCTTGTCCACGGCGTCGCCGCGGTCGTCGCTCTTGAAGTTCTTGAGCGAGCCCCAGACCTTCGGACGAGCGATCGCCGGAGCGGACATGCGAGCGGCGACCGACGCAGCCTTCCGGCGAGGAGCCGGAGCAGCCTTGGGAGCCGGAGCGGCCTCGACGGCCTTCTCTTCCTCTTCCTCTTCCATCG